TCATTCTTACTTTAAGATACATATAGGTCTTAACCATCTCCAAAAGCGTATTGTTCTGGAGATAGTCAGACCATACAGCTGTGTTGTCAGAGATAGAATACCCCTCTTTGGGGCCGACACCCAGCTGCGTGAGTATGCCGAATACTGAGTTGATTGACATGATAATATCCATGTCAAAACCGGTATCTTCATCGGCTATACCGAGGTATTTCTTAACAGAGAGAAGTATACTATCTTCCATTTTGAATTTTCTCCTTTAGTTATCTAATGCACGTGATTTGCGGTCTAGTTTTGATCCTCTAATACATTCAATCTCATTTTCTGAATTAACCAAAACGTCAAGGAAAATGTCCAAAAACCATGAAGGAACCGTTCCTGAATATGTACCTTCATAGTATCTACGAAATTGTGTATTAGAACCCACTGTAACTGGAACTTCGCTTAAATGCACAAGCATCGGCCAACCAACGGCTGATTCTGCTGGCTGCGATGCATAGCTAGAACCAGATATGAAACCTTTCTTATCTGATCCATCAGCCAAATATTTGCTAAATGTAGCAATAAGTTTGCTAGAACTTGATGCTACTTGACTAAGTTTGTCTCTAATGGCATCCAATGCTGTCTGTTTAACATGCCAACCATCCAACATTCTTCCATCCAGAATAGCTTTTGATGCTCCGTCGTCATCGGCATCTTCGGCTGTTAATTTTCGCTCAAACATTGGTAAAGCTTCAGCACTAGATACATTCCAATCAGCAAGTGGACCGACATGGACTACTTTAGGACAATCATAGAACATGAGATAGAATGTTGTGACATTAGAAACATCCCAGTATCTTAATCCAGAAATATTCTCTAATTTAGAGCAATCGAAGAACATACTGCCCATATTTGTCACACTGGATACATTCCAATTTAGCAACGCCTGAGTATTTATAAGTTCGTGGCATCCATTAAACATATTAGCCATGGTTTCAACTTTAGAAACATTCCAAGAAGCTAAACCTGAAATATTTGTTAATGCCATGCAATGATTAAATATTCCTTGCATGTTTTCCACGTTAGATGTATCGATATTCAAACCAGATACATCTTCCAACATTGTACAACTATTGAACATATTACCCATATTTGTGCAATGTGATGTATTAAATGCTTTTCCACCAAATCTAGAAAATCTAGTCAATGATGTACAGTCAGAAAACATAGCTGATGCATCGGATATGTTTAATCCTGCAATTCCAACAACACTCTCTAAAGATGTACAGCCACGAAACATCTGTGAACAACTTGCCGGGGTATTATTTTTCCAAGAAGCAAGATCATTTATCGATTCTATAGACTTTTGATTATAGAAACATTGTTCAAATGATGTAACTTTACTAAGATTAAAGTGTCTAATTCCTTTTAAACTTGTTAAGTATTTAACTGTAGTTCCATCTTCGAAATCGCTATCTGCATGAGTACTTCCGGCAAATGCGCTTTGCAAATATTTTACATTTGATGTATCCCAATTAGACATGAAATCTACATTGTCTATAAGTATACTATTGCTGATAATGTTGTCTAAAGCAACTATTCTGCTAGTATCCAAGTATGACATGAATTGAGATAGCACATCAGCATCTATAGCGGTATATTTTATTGAATCCCCAAGACCTTTAGAAGTTGGATAACCAGTTGAGTTTTCTCCAAAATCGCCAAGAACCGATGAATCAAAGTTTTCGAATCCTTTAAAACTATCGATTTTAGGTGATACAGAATATTTTCTTGTGGTTTGATTATAATTAACATTCGAGCCAAAAGATTTAATCATTGATACAGCGCCTTCAGCTTTCCATTCTATACATGATATATTAGATACACCATTATCTTTAGCTGTTTGTATTATTCGCCCTATTTCCAATGGTTCTGTCCAAGGAATACTTTTTGAGGAATCGTAGGTATATACCATGCTGTCTGTATTATCTGTTTTTACAGTACCAGTAATATCGGCATATCCGTCGTCATATAATGTATAAATTAAGCCGTCATCGTATGGCTGATCTGACCACAAAATATCAATAAAAGCTGAAATAAAAATATTGTCTGTAAAACTCTGACCATGCATCCAAAACGGTGTATAAGTCGCGGTAACTGTTGTGTCAGCAGTTAGTGTAGTTCCCATAGCAGGACTAAACTCGCACTGATTAGTTACATCCCATTCGTCGCCATTGTCGAAGAATGCTTTTACAGTAAAGTCCGAAATATCCATTTTGTATGATCCATGGAACTCTTCAACGGCACAGATTAACTCTATGTATAAAACCTGTCCGAGATAAATATCCATATAGTCATATAAGCCATTATATGATGCGGTTAAAGTTGTTACAGCTTCAGTTATCTCAGTACCCATTTCTGGATCAAACTCACAAAGTCTTGTAACATTATAAACTTCGCCTGTTTCGTAATAAGCAAGAACTTGATAGTCATTAATATCAAGATGATACCCGGCAACAACTTCTTCCTTACCACTTAATTCGATGTAAAGCGGCTGCCCAGAATCAATATTGTCTCCGACCAATCCAGCTGAAGTAAGAGTAATTATCGCATCACCATACTCAGGATTGTCAGATATACCGATTTCAGCAGTACCGCCACTGACTAATAATTTAACACCAATATAATTATTATCTTCGTGCTTCAATGCTGGATTCCAATACAAAAATCGGAAAGTGTCATACTCATTGTTCTTTGCTACTGAAGTGTGAGCAATGGGATGCGGTCTCATAGTTCTATCAGACTCATCGTTGAGAATATAAAAAGCTTCGACTCTAACTCTTCCTGTAGTGTTATCAGCGCTAATATTCATCTTTGCCTGAACTTCAACCTCAGCATGAATGTATGCGTCTTTAATCAAAGGAATCTTACTGAAAAGTATTGTTGTAGCTTTAGCTTCTCTTTCTTCTTCAGTTAAAGCAGATACATCACCGGCATCAGGTATGAAAATAGGACTGCTGCTGACATTTGTGTTGAATGAAGTTATCCTTCCTTGTTCAAACTCTGACTCTTCTCTGGTTTGAGGATTGGACAAATCAACAACAACCTCATCATCATAGCAATAATCTTGGTAATCCGAGTTTCTAAAACCGAAAGTTCTTTCAATAGCCGATTCTGTGGTTTTATGCTCCGGGTCCCAAATCCATCCATCATAGACATTACCAGCATTAGATGAATAAAGGGTGAGATAAGTCACCCCATACTCACCCTCCTCCGGTAAAACGCCTTCATCATAGTACTTGTATTTCCTATCTATGTTCATTGGACGTCTCCTTTTAACTTGTGTAACTAACTTCCAAATTCATAAAGTCACTATAACTCCAGTTAAGAGTTCTCATACGATTATAAACTACAGTTGTTCCATCAACTTTATTGTAAACGGTAGTATGATCTTTAAGAAATGTAATCTTCCATTGGTTACTTCCGTTGTACCATTGGATCTTCATTAACTGAGTTCCCATCTGAACTTTCTCATGAGTAAAGTAAGTAATTTCGGCATCTTCACCGCTTCCCCATACATCCTTCCATACAATCTTAAGACCGGCTGTAGGAAGTTCGATCGATGTTGTTTCAAGAGTTTCAACGATGGTTGTTGAACTTCCTCCACCACCAGAACTTTCAAGCTTTTCTTCTTTTAGACTCTTAAGAGTTGGAATACAAGAATATCCGGAAGGTTCCCAAGTTTGAACCACCTCAGCAATTCGTACTTGATCACTCATCCCAAATTCATTACGAATTTCGCAGAGGTCACCTACTTCGAAATCATCATGATACTTAAACATTGTTGTCGTATCAATTTCACCTTCGAATGCAGTTTCCGGAGCTAATTCAATAAGTTTTTCTACACCCTTTTGAACTAACACATTTGTATACTGCTCTACATCCATTGTTGTGTTGGCATCGGTAATCGAAGACGCATCTGAACAATCAAGATAAATTTCTCTTCTTGCTAATCCTGTCTTTTCAGAAGCTTTATAATCATCAAATTCCATATAGTGCGTTATACAAGTTTTAGTTGCTCCCTCACCTTGTCCCGCTATTCGCAATACATTCTTATAATTCTTTAAAGACTCAAGGTATTTTGAATTTCTGAGATTATCGTGATTTGGGGAAAAGACAACATAAGAATTAGTATGCTGATCATATGATCGATCAATGCCAGCAAATAAAGAAAACTTGAAATGGCCATTCTCGTAAATAATTTTAAATCCTAAATGGAAAGCCTGACAAACTTTCTTAACTACATCATATAAACTTTCGCCCATGTATTGAGCGACTTCACTGTAGTTGACGTGCGTAACATTTGGATCTGCACTTTCAATGAATAAGAAATTGTCAACCTTTCGCCTTGAATCTTTAGGATTAATGAATGCATCATTTATTAAGGAATGAATAGCATTCTGTATTGAACCAGCAACTTGAGACTGATTCCATACAATTCTGCGATCAAGGATTATTTCAAGAGATCTTCCGGTAATGCTATATACATTTCCATCTTCAGTGTCCATCTCTGTTTTTATTGACTCAATAATCATCAAACGATTAGAAGTCTTAATCCTTAAATAGTCGTCCTTTCTTATTTTATCAGCATTCTTTGCCGTAACAGGAATAGTTAGCTCGAACTCTCCGGCTTCATTGTATCTGTCTGTCCAAATGAAAGAGGTATACTTATCGAGAACTGCGTAACATTCCATGTTTTGGTCTAAAACAGATACCTCAATCATAGTTTAGACTCCTTCATAACAAATACTATTGTTTATAGTTATTGATCTTATAGCCGACTCTGAATCCACTACTAAAACCGTATTGATTCCTGGTTTCATAGTAATCCAATCAGGATCTTGATTGATTATGTTAAGACCTTTATGCTGTACTTCCAGCTCAGCATCTGTCCAGTAAACTTCTTTTTTACCGCTAATGCTGCATATAGTTATAGTATCTCCTGCAGAGAAACCTCCGGACGGAGTATAGATGTCTATACTTTCTCCTTCATCGCCATTCGTGCAAAATACTTGGAATGCTGGCTCGCCATTAGCAGGAAGTTTCTCTATGTCAGTATCAACGACTATCGTCATAAGAGTCCCGACTTCAACATCACCTTCGTATTCTATAGTATTACTTCCAACTGAAAGTTCACTTGTCTGTGTTTCTATAGAATATAATTTCGGATCAGGACAAATGATGGAAATTTCGCATCCTTCGTTTTCTGTAAAAATGTCGGGCTCATTATGTTCAACATATCCATGAGTCCAAAGAGTGTTGTTGTCTGTTTGAATCTTTAGATTTACAACCTTTTTACTTGGGAATAGCTTATAAGATGCTTGTCTTACATCTTCTATGTCTTTTCCGCCCTCGCCATAAAATATTAAATTCAGCACAATATTTCTCTTACCTATTCTTGCTGAATTAAATAGATCTCCATCATTTACCATTTCAGTTGTATTGATGGTCGCCTCAACTGGACCTAAACCAGTTATTTTATCTATGGCAAATCCAGAATGATCTGTTAAGTTTTTAGGATTCGATAACTCCATGGTAAAGGAGTCTGATTCATCATCTTTACGATAAACTTTAATATTCTTAATCATTTTGAATTTTTCTCCTTTACAAAAATACCGGCTCGAGCTGTGACACCCGGGCCGGCTAACTTTAAGTGATTGCACTCGCCAATCGAGAGAACGCATTCTTAGAATTGCGATAAACCTCTGCAGGACTAAGCGCTTTTGGACTATTATTAGTCTGATTGAATGTTATAGTCCTAGGTTCGGAGTTCTGCTCAGCAAGAATGTTTCCTAACTGAGTCATCATTTCAGCTTGCTGCTGATCAGCACGAGCCTGAACTTCGATCTGTCTACCATTGAACATATTTGCAAGAGCCTGCGACCGAGCATTGACCTCAGACAAGTCAAGTGTAGGTGTTATAACAGGATTGACATCAATTGAACCATCGAGCATTCCAGAAAGCTGATTAATAGCATCTTGAACAGCTGAAATAGAACCTGTAGCCATATCAGTTGATGCGTCTTCAGCAAGTCCTGAATAATCTCTAAGACCTTTAGCAAATCCTTCATCCACATACTTACCTATTTCAGCAAATACACGAGAAGGTGATTTGATCCTTAATGCGGTTTTCATAGCATTCGTCACTTTATTAGCCAACGAAGATACTGTTGCCAACAAAGAAGACTGATTATTAGCTATTCCCGACCTGAAACCAGAAATTATGAATCGTCCAACTGATTCGAAACGAGAATTCTTATCACGGAAACATTGTGTTATCCTATCAACTATAACTGATACATCAGATTCGAAATCATAATCGCCCAAACCTTTCACAATGTATTCGGCTATAGATTTTCCACAATCATAATAATCCGTATACTGTCCCTGAATAGAGAGAGTTCCAAGTATAATACCCATCATTCTCAATACAGGTCCTTTAATTCTATCTGTTTCAGAATCAATTATTTCATTCATTCCTCTAACTATTTCATCTATTATGCGTTTTCCTACAGCACTAAAGTTTGCGGCATCAGATGAGTTTAAAGCATCGACTATGGCAGTACCTATTGTCGATACTGCAAGATTAAACTGTGATTCATCTGAATTAACACCATCTTTGATACCGAGAGCAAGCTGATTCATTAGTTCCGATCCGCATTCTTCATACTTTATCAAGTTAAGCGTTAATTGATCAACTATTGTTTTAGGTATTTCATCGATCTTTCTGGTAAACTCTTCACTTGCAGGCGGAAGTTTGGAATTTATTCCATTGATTATGCACTCGATGCAATCTATACCAAATGCAGTATAATCAACATGAGCATCCTGAAGAGGCTCTTTAATCATACTTATTATTCCGTCAACGGTTGTTTCGAGTTTTGTAACAACCTGCGGATCGCACATACCTTTAGCAATATTGTCTACATAGTCCTTACCTAATTGGTAAGCCTCATCTTTATTGTAATTTTCTTCAATGCTTTCCTTAGTGCCTTCGGACATTTGTTTTCCAGCGGCTTTACCAATATCTTTTGTGACTTGATCTTCTGCTACTTTTGCAGCAGCCTCGGCCATCTTTACTTTCCAAGCCTGATAGAATTCTTCGATATCAACAGACTCGCCAAGGATAGATCCTAACTGACCTGAAAGTTCATTCGATATTGATACCATCTCTTCATCGACTAATATCCGATAATTATTAGCATAATGTTCGAGTTGGTCAGCCGTCATGGAATCCATGATCTTCAATTCTTCAAGCGACTCAATTCCCATATTAGCAATTGCTTCACGAAGATGAACATCCTTAATTTTACCCATAAGGGACGCTACTGTTTCATTGTATTCATTAAGCTTAGAGATCTGAGCGGAGAGATTTCTCTCAAGAATCTGGGTAGACGTATCTGTAGCAATGTATGTGGCTACATTAGTATACTTGCCATTGATCTGACTAAGCTGTCCTGATAATTCATTTTGAATTTTGTTCTGATTAGCCGCTACTTTGTCTTTGTAAAGTTTCTCGTATTTAGCTAAATCGGTAGCATTCATACGATAAAGAGCTCTTAACTGTGGTAAATCGCCAACATCCATGCCAGCTATAGCTGCATTAAGATTCTGGTCCATGATTCTTCCACTAAGACCTGCGACTATTGTGTTAAACTCATTGATCTGATTAACCTGATCTTCAAGATTATTCATTAGAGTTTCAGGAGCAAAATTCTCATCCTCTTCTTTTACTTCTTCGAATAGATTCTGACTGTTAGTCTTCTCTACTGCTGAAGTATAAATGTTCTCATACTGTTTCATTATGTCTTTGATCTTATCGAGGAAGTCATCGCCTTGATCATCGACACCCTTAAACAGATTTTTATTAGCCCTTTCTGTAGCTGTCTGGAATCTGTCTTCATAGTCTTCCATCAAATCGCTAATCTTATCTTCAAGTTCACTAAGACTCTTTGACGTAGATCCAGATTCAGACCCGACATCTCCTATAGAACTAGCAAGACCGTCCATACTTGCACCGCTAAGATCTCCCAATTTAGTCAGGTCAGTGAGATCACTAAGCATGCTCTCTACGAAATTGTTCATTCCGAAAGGATCTTCCATATCGAAAATTGAATTGCTACCGCTAGTTCTTTTTGCTACATTCTCAGGATTGTAATATGCTGCATACCAATCTGCTCCGGCATGCGTATCTTTATCTGATTTTTTATCTAACTTCGAAGCTGTACCTTCTACTGCTCTATTATAAGCAGCCTGTGCAGCTTCGGCATCATCACCAATAAAATATGCATACGCATCTTTATAATTCTGAAGCATTTGAGATAATCCTTCCCAAATAACTTCACCCATGGACTGAACGAAATTGGTACCTGAAACAGTTCCCCAATCTCCGGCAAGTTCTGTCATATTACCGCCGAACATCGACATTACATCTTCTCCAGAACCCATAAGATCCGTGAAGCTATCAGTCATACCATTTCCGATACTTGTATCAACCCATCCGCCTATTTCGTTATAAAGAGGGCTTTCGGAGTGAATCTGCATTGTATTACGAATACTTTCTTCAAGTATTCTAGCAACTATATAGCCACTAGCTGCTACTGCAGTTAATGAAGCAGGATCAAGAACTCCATTAGCCAAACTTAAGGCGACCCATTGACCGACAGACTTGATTATTACAGCTGTACTTAAAATATCTTTTGCTGATTTAACCAACCCTGCAGTTTTAATTTCTATGAAATCTTTGAGCATCTTTCCGGTAGCGTATAATCCCTGTATCATTAATATTGATGCGTTGATTCCTTTAGCTATTCCTGTGCTAAGATTACCAATCATATCAAAACTTCTTGACGCCATCAGTAATGTTGATGCAGCAACTGACAGTTTAATAAGTCCTGATAAATTGACCAGCGACATCATAGCTGACACAACGACAAATTTTAATAATCCAGAAATATCAACGCTAAGCATGGATTTGCTTACACTTATCAGTCCGGCAGTTAAAGTTAATAACGCTGTAATGCCATTGAAAACGCTCATGCTCATTACGCCTAAACCGGATATTATCGTCATGATTCCTAAAATGGAAAGCAGACTCAAATATATAAATGCGGTTAAAGGAAGTACGGGTATAGCAATAACACCAACTATAGCGGTGTTAACTAACAATGCGGTTAATTCGTGCATGGTTTCAATTATTACTTCGAGTGTCGGCAATACGGTACCAATATCTCCTATAGTACCTAATACTGTTAACATCGAAACAAAGTTTATTACACTTGTTAACACGGTGTTTATAGCCATCATACCGATAATAATCATAGGAGCAACAGTTCCTAAAAGTGCTGATACTACCGACAAAATACCTATGAAAGGTATCATGTTCATCATGGCATCACCAAGTGTATTTATTAAATATAATGTTTTATTAACATCTCCGAAATTAGCAATAGATGCTATAGATTTTGTAAACTGAGAAATCATGACAAGAATAGCACTTAACGCTACAAAACCGCCTAAGGCAGCTATAGCTCCTATTCCGCCAGTTCCAGCCATGACTATGCCTATTAATGCAACAAGACCGCCAATAGCAAGTATGAGCGGCATTAATGAAAACATAGCATTTGACAAGTTAGTGAAAAGAGTTATTGTGCTTCCGACATCACCGATAGATGCTGCTTGAGCTATAAGTATAGTAAATATACCTAAAATAGCCATTATTCCAGCTAAACCTAAAACACCTCTGGCTATTTCATTACCGTTAGCTAATACTCCGAGCAATCCAGAAACGATTGAAGCCATAACGATAAATCCTATGAGACCACCCATAGATTTCGCCAATGCTTCAAATAATGTAGCAGTATCTCCGGCATTTCCAATCTTTGTTGCTCCGGCAATCATCATAGTAAGTGCTCCGAGCATAAACATCAAAGCACCAACTGCTCCAACACCTTTCCACAATTTATCAGTTTTAATCTTACCAAGCTCGTATACTAATCTTTCCATAACAATAAGTAATGGAATGAGAAGATCCAAACTTACAGATATAGACAATATAGTTCCGCCAGATCCTTGACCGATTTTACCTGCTCCGGCAATCATCATAGTAAGTGCTCCGAGCATAAACATCAAAGCACCAACTGCTCCAACACCTTTCCACAATTTATCAGTTTTAATCTTACCAAGCTCGTATACTAATCTTTCGAACACAATTATAAGTGGTATAAGCAGCAATGAACTTGCTGTCAGAGCAACGATCTCCCAACCAGCGCCTTTAGCTAAATGTCCAGCTCCGGCTAATGATACCATTGCTATTGCTATTGCTGCTGCTATACCACCAAATGTGGCAAGTATTGGTCCGGCATTTGTCGGCATTTTCGCATAGCTTATGATTCTTGTTATAACGGCCATAGCCATTCCAAGAAGCGTTGCAGCACCGGCTAATGCCATTAATTTCCAAGGATCTGTTATAGGAATCTTATCCAATACAAACATTAATCCGCCAATGGCACCAAACAAGAATATCATTCTTCCAATTGTCTCAGGATAAACTTTTGCATAATTCATAGCATTCATGGCAAATGCCAGTCCTATTAAACAAGCACCTATACCAAGTCCGAATGCTAATACATTATGCCAGTCAATATCCATATTACCGAAATACTGTAATTGTGTAGCAACGACCCACATTGCAGATAATCCGATTATCCATTTAACAATAATTCCTGCATGAATTTTAATACTGTTAATTATTTTGAACGAACCTGCTATGGCGAGTAAGCATACTCCTAAACCTATAGCTGCTCCTAATACTTTACCAATATCGAAGAATGATAAAATGGATAGCATAGTACCTATCGTAACAAGTAAAGCCGCTAATCCGAACATATTTTTAGGGCTTACACTCTTCATAAGGGCAACAGTAGCTACTACTCCAGACAAAACGATAACAAGCATTGCCATAGTTTTAGCATAGCCTATGGTGTCTTGACCATTTAATCCTTTAACAACGCTTTCCAATGTCTTCATTAATACTGCCAAAGACAGTAACATAAGGACCATACTAAATAATGGAGATTTTTGAGAATTTCCTCCAAATTTAAATGCCATTATGTCCGAATTTTCGAAATTAAAATTCGTTTTATTAACACCCTGAACAGCCTTAGCCATTATTGCTACGGCAGCAGTTAAAGAAATCAGAACACCAGCCATCAATACCAAAGGGTCCCACCAATGCCGACCATCTGCTAAATCTTTCTGCAGTGTACCCATGAGGTCCTTATACTCTTTGATTATCTCTTTCATTACTCTTAATACTATAATGAAAGAAAGCATTGCTATGGACGATGCTATCATACCAGTCGCGGCTCTTTTCGTAGTAAGTCCCATTATTGCAACGGAACCGGCTAGTATAACCATGACGTTTGCTATATTCAGTAATGTTCTTTTAAGTTTTGCTTGACTTATATGTAACTTACTATATTCATCGATAATCTTCTCGAATTCTCTTAAAACTATTATTAATGCAAGCATCGCAACAGCAGCGCCCATTAATCCACCATTACCACTTCCTAAGAACAAAGCTGTGCTTCCATTACCAACTCTATTAATCGGAGCTGAAGCTGCAACCAATAAGAGCATACAAGAAGTTAATACAACTAATACCTGTATTACTCTTCCAAATCCAGTTGCAAATTCATCTGATGGAATATCATTGTATAACTTAATTGATCTGAACAGCATTAACACTGCCCCAGCTAACGCCATCAAAGCCAATGCCGCAGAAACGATTATTGCAGATCTTCCTAATGTAGTTAAAAAAGAGTTTAACGATTTAACTATTCCATTAAAAAACTTAACAATTTTATTACCGAGAATATTAGAATTAATTCTGGCAAGCTGTATTTGCATCAAGGCATAAACGCCAAGAAGAATGAATAAACTAAGGGTCAATCTATTTAATAATGTAATGACAACCGGTACCGCATCAACTGGAATTGACGACAACAAAAGCATAGCTACTGCAAATTCTAGAACCGCCCTAGCCATGTTTTTTAATGCTGTGGTGAAAGCAAGTAATGCTTCTGCATTCATTACTCTACTAAGTGCTCGAATTCCTTTACCAAGTGATGCAATTGTTGTTGCTAATCCAACCATGGCAACAAAGCCAACAACTTGAGAAACATATAGCATTACTGACTTAAAGTCTAAATTTGTTATAAAACTGTATAAGCTTTTAAACAAATTTATGATGTTTTTCTTAAGATCACTTATTATAGTTATTATTCTGTCACAAAGATTAGAAATCTCTTGAGCAACCATTGACAGCATTTCACAGAAATATGCAAAAGACATGTCAACACCCATAAAGAACTGCTCTATGGAACCGAATAATAGATTTATGAATGTTCTTAATGAAGTAATAAGCCCACCGTTTGAAATTGTAGTGATTAAGGTTCTAAATCTGTCGATTATTAAATTAATAGAACTTATGTCTATTGTTGCAATACCTCTGGCTAATGCAGCAAATACTTCTCCAACTGCTTTTATAGCAGGTTCAGCTATAGCAAAGATCAGCTCTACTACATTAACAATCAAATAAGCAGCAACAGAAAGAACATTAACAAGAACACTAACAATGCTCGATAAAGCTTTAGACTCAACTACAAGATCGGCGATCCTGGCTATAATGTCAATAATAACAGCGGCAAATTCTACTGCGATTCTAAAAAGAGGGGATAATTCTTTTGCAATTTTAAATATGCTTACGATTAACTTTTTAACAACACGAATCACAGACTGAACAACAATCGAAATTCCTTTAAACATTCTATATATGGCCCATTGTGTATCCGCTGATGCTTTCAATGTATTTGTGAAATTCATGAAATGCTCGGTTGCATCAATTACACCATTTATTCCGTTTCTTTCAAAAGCATCAAAGAAACCTTTTATAGCCGGTCCAACGAATGTAGCAATAGCATTGCCGACATTCATTACGCCTCTAAGAATATTCCTAAATACTGTTGCTATTTGCTCAATTCTTGTATCATTAACTAAGTTTCCATAAACAGAAGAAACTGCGTTGTAAAAATCTTCAAATGAAATTTTTCCAGTAAGACACATCTGCTTTGCTTCTTCTGCAGTAACATCAAAGGTCTCACCTAATTTATTGAAAACTTCTGTTAAATCTCCACCGACACCAACTTCTGCGATGTCTATTAGCTTTTGTATACCTGTTATGTCATCGGTAACTCCATCTTTAACATCGTCAAATATCTTTTTAACTGTTCCAAAATCGGCTTTTGTTAATTGTGAAAAGCCTGACATAGCTTTCTCAATAACATTCTGACCACCCATCCACACATTGAAAAAGTCATGGATTCTGGTTGATAAGCCGGTGATAGCTTTTGTAAATAATTCAACGATCGAAACTTCTTCTTCAAGTCCAGGAAAATGTATTTTGAAATTTAATGCTTTCCTTACCTGGTTAATTGACATTCTGACATCATTAAACAAAGGAACCATCTTATTTCTTAATGGTCCTATGAAATCTGCACCTATTTTTGATAGAGCAAACTTCATATTGCTAAGAGCACCAGAGAAAGTATTGTTTGCGTCTTTAGCGTGCTCACCGTAGGCGTTATCCATAGCCTTAGCAAAGGTCATGAAATCGATTTCACCCTTTGAAACCATCTCACGAATGCTTTGCTGAGTGTATTTAGCAGATCCTGAAACTTCGTTTAAATAGTCTGCTATTGTGGCTGTGGCATTTAGACCAAATCCTGCTAACGAATTTAGGTCATCGCCCATTACTCTATTCGCACCAGAAACTCTTTCGAATATTCTGGCAACATCGTCATAGTCTCTATTTGCCATGGCGGCAACACCAGAAATACCTCTAAGAGCTACCTGCATTTCAGTTCTGGCACGACCAGAAGAGTCAGCAAGATCATCATAAAAGTTAATAACGTCAACACCAGAAGTAGCAAGAACAGATGCTGCTTTTGCTGCTGAATCCAAGCCATATGCAGTATCGGCAACCGCATAATCTGCGGCATTCATTGCTACTATTTCGTCTTCTGTCCTATTAGTCAACTTTAATATTTCATCAGACGTTGCCTGCATAGTCATATTTAATTTGGCTAAGCCCAATTCATCTTTTCCAAAAATACCCTCTAATTGGAATTTAGCCTTACCTATATTAGCAGCTCTGTTTGTACCACCTGTTATTATCTGCTGCCAAGGTTTCATTAACAATCCGCCAAGTTTTCCAGCAAGAGTCATAACTTCATTGGTGATTCTCTGAATAGCTGTCATTCCAACAATTCCAAATGTTGAAAATCTTTCGGATAACGACTCAACATTGGTCGCTATATTGGATAAATCTATGTCAGATGCTGCTTTCTTTAATGAATCAAAAGCGTTTGAATCGAAGTTTAATGAATTTTTAAGATCTTCTACAGCCATTTGGGTCAAGTTGACATTATTAATAAAGTCACGGCTGTCAAATTTCATTTCGACTATATTTGTATCGATAATATCAGCGCTCATAATGACTGTATCTCCTTTCTCATGTCTTCGGCTACTATGTCAATAACATTTGACATTGCTGGGGTGAGAAAATCTACTCCAGGAACCCAAACGCCGTGTCTGGTTCCATGTCCATATAAAACAAGAATGGCAACATTCTGTCCGCCTTCTACATCACCATTGCTAAATATAATGCTTGCGACTCCTTGTTCTCTTTGTATTTTATACTTCCAAGAAGAAGCTAATAGACCTGTATTTACTGGAGTTACTTTCTTGAGTTCTTCAACTCCAACCCTTCCGTAATGGTCCAGCCTACCGAGTCTTATAAAATTCATACATTTTTCAAGAAAAGAATTTGTTTTTTTAAAATTCCCTTTGAGATGACAGGTTATAGCTGAACTCATTTTGAAATTCCTAGCCTTTCGTATGATACTTAGCTCTTCGAGCTTCATTAAGAGCTTTATTGCGATCTATTATTTCGTTCTTACTCATCTTTTTTGGAGGTGTATTCTTAACGTTGCATACCTCTATGAGTTTTAACAAACGATTAATGTGCCATTTCTCGCATTCAAACGGTATCTGAAGAGCAGTCATCCAATAATAAATAAGCTCGGAAGTTATTATTTCAGACTTCGCTCTCTTATTAGACAAATCGGTTACTGTTGTTGCCGTCATAGGATCGTTTATGTAATCAGAAATGGCTTTTATGTCTTCAGATGTTAAACGATCATAAACAGAATCTGGAATATTTGGATTTATGGTCATGCATTTTATGTAATAAAGTGTTTGCTCTTCTGTATGCCCATCTTTTGAAATGAATGGAACATGCCATTTCGACTCCCATTTGGAGATAGAAATTAGAGAATGTTCAAGATTAAGATCATAAGCTTTTGATGCTGGTATCTTGACAAATTCTCCATTCTCTCCTCGTTTTGGATCGAAGTATTCACTTTCTGGTCTGGCTTCTATATGAATAGTAATCATTGGTGTCTCCTTTACCAATAAAACAGGCCCGAGCTGTGACACCCGAGCCTGCAAAAACTATTAAAGCTTAGATCATGAAGCCTGAGAAGACTCGATAACGATCGCACTGTAAGGAACAGTGAGAGCGCCGGAACATCTGGTCTCGATCAGATACTTCTGCTGGTTGTAATCGATGTCGAAATCATCGAACATAGATACAGCTCCGCCCTTATCAGCGCCTACGGTGTAATCGCCAAGGTTAACGATGATACCGATAAGGTCTCTCTGAACATTGTCAACGGTTCTGCTGATTCCTTCCATAACCTGAACAGTAACGATTCTGCTTACACGCATAGCGGTAGCAAGTTCCTGCTCGGACTTGTAAATCCTGTGTCCCATGTTATCCTCAAGAAGAAGCATGTCAGTAAGAACATCTTCGGTAGTGAAGAATGTAGGATTGCCTGATCCCTTGTAATCCTTACGAGCCTTAACAGCTGCACGGATATAAGCCTTAGCCTTATCGTCAGCGGAAGCCTGTGCGGAATAGGTAACATGCTGCTTGATGGTGAAGAGATCGTCATCAGTGTAGATAGGTCTGATGGAATCTTCCTTGATCTTGTCGTTGGAAGCTCCAGATCTGCCGTCGCCGATAAGAATTGCACGAGCGATTTCCTCGTCAAGCATAATTCTCATCTCACCACGAATCCAAGCGACTACATCGAAATCAGTGATGTCGATGATGTCGTCACGATCCATCTTCTGCTTCTTGTAAATGGTGGTAGGGGTGGTCTCTCTCTTGAGCAGTGTGAAGACTTCCTCAGTCTTTCTGTTGCCCTTGATGTAACCCTTAGCCCTTGCTTCATCCTCAGTGATGTCAGCAAATACAGACTTGAATCTGCTGAAAGGAATGTGCTTGGTTCCACCCATTACAACAGAAACCCAAGAAGTGTCTCTCTTGATCCATGCGGGAGGATTGTTAAGTGCCTTTGCCTCAGGGAAAAGGAATGAGGGATCATTTACCATGTAATTCTGAACGTCCTCAGAATACTCGATATCGGTTGAGTGAGCGAGAATATCATCGATTCCCATCTCTTCTTTGTGAGCAATGAATGAATCTCTAAGAGATCCGTGCTTCTTCATATCAGCAATGATTGTTGCCTGCTCATCCTTGGTCATGCTGTGAGCGATGTATCCGCCCTGAGATTCATTGTCGAATGCGTTGTGCTTCATTTCATCTTCTCCTTCATATTCATCTTCGTTGTGATCTTCATCGTCATCGATGTCAGAATGCTTAACATCTTCGCTGCCGCTGCCGCCTTTTGCTGCTTCGCCAACAAGATAGTAAAGAACTTTCTTTTCTTCTTCACTCATGCCATTAATGACGTCCTGTATGGTTTTGTCGTCTTCAGCCTTCTTTTCTTCTTCAGCCATGGGTTCTTTCTCCTTATCATCTGAATGTTCAAGGGAAGAGTCATCAAGGCTGTAAGGCGATGTTTCCTCTTCTCCAAATATAATAGCCTCGTCGGGATCTCCATCTTCACTGTGCGATATTGCTGTATCAATGATAGCTCCAGGATTTGCCCCGGCAAGTACTAAAGATACTTCGCGGATCATTCCATGAACTACATCACTTCCAACATGCTTGAGATTGTTAGCATAAATTGAGAGAGATGTAATATCTCCATTCTTAACGAGTTCTCTTGCGTTCTGACCCTGAGTTGTGTTATTAAGGGTGATATCTGCATATACGCCTTCTCCAGGTTTGCAATGAAGAAGGGCATGTCCAAGTACATTAAGAGGAGACTCATGCTTATGATCCCATACGAGAGGAACTACTTTTCCATCGCAATCGTCAAACGCGCCGTCCCTTATGGTTCTTCCATCAGCACACTTGATGTTGAAACGAGTAGCCCATCCTCCGAAATCACGTGCTTTACTCATTGCTTAATTTCCTCCACTTTCTTACCGCTTAAATTCTTATCAATCTTTGCTGTTTCTGCATTTTCTAATGCTTCTTTAGGTTGAGACAAATTGTTGTTAATCAACTGATCTGCCTGTGGATCATTTACCGGTTTCATTCCAATTGCCTGTCTGATTTCATTAGAGCTTGCAATGCAATTCCTAGTAAGCTTATCAGCAAGTTCAGCAAACTCAGCAATAGGCATAAGTTTGAATGGATCTCTAAAGAACATTATCGACTGACCTTGTGTTCTCGCGGTTTTTGTAAGAAATTTTCGTTTCATTTCATCAGTAATTGATGCGACAATAGGCTCAATTGTTCTTGTGTAATAGTTCTGCATTATTTTTTCATCTGCCGAACCATCGAGAATTGCCTGGGTTATTCCCAATTGACTATAAAGCATATTAGTAAAGTACTCAACTTGTTCGATCATGTTATTGTCTATTGATCTATTAAGCTGTGTAATCTTTTCTGTGCCATCAGCATATGCTATACCATATCTCGAACTAGACAATTGAAGTTCTATGTCTTTAAGTCGCCGTTCAGCCTGTTGTCTTCTTGCCGGCGTCTTAATAATATAGGGCAGCTGGATAACCATATCCAACTTTCCAGAAGAGTTCTTTTCATCTATTGTGTCTAATAGATTAAGTTTTCTAATAAGTCTAGTAGCTGTAGAACTTGGCTCATTCATTACTGAATAAAACGGATTCTCGATTATCGCTACTGACTTTTTAGGAAGTGTTATCTCTTCTTCATGGCCTTTCCGATCGTTATAAGCTTTTACTCTTACATGATCGGGATACCATTGAACAATCTTACCGACTCGCATCGAATCAATATCGAATGAACCCGTAACTATGTTCTCCGTTGTATCAATCGGAACTACGGCCACACATCCCTCATCAAGCATAGACATGACAAGATCCTGAATAAATGCCCTCGCAGTCTGATCCTTATTGGCAGATAAAGAAAGACAGGTGTTTAATCCGTCTTTAATCTCTTCCTTATAACGATCATCTTCATCCGTACGAACGTGGCGTATGTTTATTGTCGCCGCATCCATAGCGATTCGATTATACACAGCATTTATTATTGATCTTTCATTACCTCGTGTAAATTTAACGCGATCGGGTCTTGTGTAGTATGCCTCGCCATAGTTTTGCCAATTTTGGTAGGGGCCATCTCTTCCGAGAAAGGCATTCCATCCATGCTGTAGTCTTTCTGCAAAACTCATTTTGAATTTTTCCTTTCTCTTATTTCCATTTATAGCGTTTACCATTGTAATCAGTCATATCATCCCAACTCGAATTTTGGATAATGTCCTTAGCAAGTGCTTCACCGTATTTACTCAAATACTCATCATTTTTAGCAGAGCTTACATCTTTGTTCATTAGCTCCTGATAAGTATTTTCCTGTCTTTTACGATTAATTGCTGCTTGCAGTTCTTTATCTCCAGCAGTTTTCCAATCAATATTGGTATTTGACTTACTATCCGTATTGTTTTTATCGCTCCTAAGTGAGTCTTCAATGTAATTCCTAACTACATTAGAAGCCGCCTGAGGTATGGCACTGACCATATTCTTCTTAAAATTGTCAACCATCTGTCTGCCAGCAGATACTTTCTTCGGATTGAGTGTCGATAAATTATTTCTGTAATTAATTTCCATCTGCATACGATTATTAATTGCCCTAAGCTCTTCGTCAGACATGTCTGCTAATTTCTTAGGCTTATTAATATCGGATGTGTCTGTCTTTTTCTCTCTGTCTTCCTGAGGAGCTCTTACTTCAGTATCAGTATTCATTTTTCGTCCTTTATGGTCATACATACCATTCGGTGTCCTGAATACTGTTTTCTTAGTAATCTTTCTATCCTCACCTGTTCTAAGGTTATAGTCTCTTATATAACCTTTCATTTGCTTCTTGGTTAAAATATCACCATATCTGGCTCTACCTTCTGGAGTAAGTGATCCATCCTTGTTCTGGTATCGTCTAATACCCCATTTCATTCCAAGAATGCCGTGATGCTCCAAATACTCTGGAGACCTTTCGACGCTATAATATAAACTCATATCAGATCTCCTTTAATAAAGAATCCCTGCGCTGTATGAAAACGCGGAGGCAGTTTAATTTGGGATATCAGCCATTGAAAGGAGACAACGAAAAGAACGGCTTTGTAAAACCACCCCCACGCTCTCATATAGCACAGGGATTCTTAAATATAACTTACTTAGACAAAGGATAGATCTTTGAAGTAGCCTCGTCTAAGGTGCCGTCAGCTTTTGCTTTGTCGATTGCTTCAGCTGCATCCTCCGGTATTACTTTGTTGATAAACTCAGTTGCTGCTTCCGTATTAGTAGCAAGTTCCATAAACAGTACGGGATATGCAGCGGTCTGCTCGAACTCTTCGGAAAGAGGTCTTCCGGTAGTAGGATCTTTCTTAATGAAAGACTTTCCATCCAGTGATTTCTCACCGTAAGACATAAGAATAAGGCTCTTGAACAGCTTAATAAGTTCAGGTGTATTCTGTGCATTGGCAATTCTGGTGATCCACTGATCAAAGCCACCTTCCTTAGAAAGCTCCATTTCCATGATCTCTGCCTGGGAAAGATTGAAATAGAAATCCTCTTTTCTCATGTTTCCTGAATAATCCTTGTACTCGATCGTCTTAATATACATAATTTGCTCCTTTCTAAAAGCACAAAAATAGGGGCTAACCATTATTAGCTAGCCCCTTAAAACCATTTTGAAATTTTCGCTTAGGCAAGCATTGAAAGAACTGCATCCGGAAGAGGAAGATAAGGCTCTGATCCTGTAGACTGAGGATCATCAGGATCAGCATCCGTTCCGTAAAGTGCATTCATAAGGGTATCAAGCTTAGCCTTCTGCTGCTCAGTCTTAAAGTCATCCGAATCGATGATAAGAAGTGAGGTAGGCTTAAGCTCTTTGCCATCAACTTTGGTGGTGAGAGGAAGAGGAGTGGTGTTAACTTCCCAGCTGAACTCGATTGCATCGGGTGAGTCATTAACAGTCTGATAATCCCTCTCAGAAGGTGCTGCATGACCGTTGTAGACAAGGTGAAGCTGGAATCCATAATCGTTTCCAAGAGTATCATTACCCTTAACGGTTCTGTAGCAAAGTCCGAAGTTCTTTCTGGACTGCTGTCCAACCCTTACCCCGTTAACCTTAGCTTCACCATTGCACTGACCCCATTCATCGGGATAGGTGAAAGCCTTAATGGTTGCCTTAAAGGTCTCTGCTGAATAGATCGAAAGATACTTGATGTTGTCAGCGTACTTGTCATTAGCCTCAGCTCCTTCAGGAGTTTCGGTAACGCCGGTAAGTCCGTTCCAAGCTACGCCAAGAGGATAGGTGTTCTCCGCAGAAATTGGATAAAGTACACCATGATCGATACCAGTCTCAAAGAAATGCTCGCCGAGCTGGTCCCATAAAAGTTTAGCCATGATTTTTTCTCCTTTATCATGCTTGGTTAATAGTTACATATAATAAACCATCTCGCGCTATGGTTTATAAGTGAAATTATTTACTTTTTCTTACGTCTTATTGTATTTTCTCCGGAAATTTTATCAGAATCGGCAATATCCGAAATATTTCTTGTAGCAACATATGAACTTTGGGTAGTTAATGCCGCTACAGGTATACCGAGAATTGCAGCAGTAATTCCATATCCAGCAAGAGCTCCAGTAGGACCTCCGGCAATAGCTCCTATACTTGTTCCGGCTCCAAGAGCAATTTCACTAATAAGAGCTAATCCATAAGAACGAACCATAGATTTGCCTAATTCGCCGGCTACTGAAAGTTTTCGTCCATAGTTAGCGACTCGCTCATCCGCAAATTCTTTTCTTAATTCTTTTTGCTTATCTCTATTTTTCTTTTGCAATTCGTTGTATTCTTTTGCCGATTTTTCATCGCCTTTGATTAATGCTTTTTTGGCCTGTTTCTGCAAAGCATAAGCATCATGACCATATTTTGCTATCGCTTTTTTCCTATCTGATTTAGTAGCATCTTCATTTCTATCGGTATTTCCATAATGCTTTCGTCCTTCATCTGTCAATGATCCATCAGCATTCTGATACCGTCTGATACCCCATTTCATTCCGAGAATACCGTGATGAGCAAGATACTCATCTTTGTCAAAGACTTCGGTATAGAGGGAATGACCAATTGAACTTCTTATTTTGTTTTCGATATTACGTCTAGCATTACCAGCGGCCATTTTTAATGCTAAATTATAATTATCGATACACTTATTTAATCCGGAAATAATTTTAGGCATCTCTGAATCTGGTATGTAATACGTAAATTCATTACGTCCAGAATAAAGTCTATTTACATCGCTTTCCAATCGATTTTTGATTTCATTCGATGACCTATTAATTCCACTTCTTGGAACGCCAATTACTGCAAATGGGCTAGAAGCGCCTTTATTATCCGGTTTTGCAAAAATAACCGTACATTGTATTATTCGTTCTCCGGTTTTAGCTAAATAAGCTCTACTATTAGCATAAACAGGTTGTGATTGTTTGTATGTATTTCCAATTGTTGCATTTAAAAAATGCAGAGGAATTTTAGGTTTATACCTAGAATCTCTACCCATTGCATTTGGTGTAGAATGTTTTAAAACAACTTCATATCCCATATCAGTCACCAATATAATGTGAATACATCATGATGAAGGTTATCACTGACGAATGGTCTATCGTATCTGCACATTTGGAAATGATTTACGACTGTATCGACCATTTCAGGATCAGATTCACTGCTGATGTAAGTTAACGAGTAACATTTGTCGAACTTATAAGCTTTGTTGTTAGCATTAAGCTGCTTAGCCGACTTCCTTTCGAAAACAAAGCATGGATACTTCATTTTGACGTTGGACGGTGGTTGAAAGTAAACATTATTGCTACCCAACAGAGTTTTAAGTTCGTCTTGGAGGCTAAGCGTCGTTTTCATCGAAATACTCACCTCCAATATTTATTGTAAGACGTGGATACTCAACAGTAACTTCGTTGATCTTCCACTTCTTTCCTCGCCATTCAATCCATTTCATGTTCCAGAAATTATTATTAGCGAATGGGTCAGAGATTATGGAAAATTGATTGTTGATGCTTAAATCGTCATTGACTTTATCTCCGCTATCATAGCGTTTGACAAGTCTGTTTACTTCTCCATAATAATGTTTTGGTACAATCTGAGGTCTCCATTCTGTGGCCTTACCGGGCCCAGGCGAAACCTCTACTTGTGTTTCAAATCCGATAAGTCCGTGCCACTTCATTGGTTAATCTCCTTTAAAAAGCCATTTTTCCAAATTGTTTTAATTGTCTTTTCTGCTCATCAGTTAATAATTCGTAATATTTTGCCATCTGATCATCTGCTTCTTTTCCTGTGAGAGGTGGATTAGATTGCATTTGTTTTTCCATTAAAGAACTAAGTTTATCTATTTGTTTTTTACTTGCGCCGAGATCTTCCAGCGTCGTTTTTGTTGCTTGCAATCTCTTTTCTGCTTCTTCTGATAAAGATTCGTTTTTAGAAGATTGCTTATTGTCAATGTATGTCTTATCGAGTTTTCTTTCGATCTGATAGACTCTGACTGTACGATATGCGTTTACTGCACTTTGTCCGGCATTGATAGCTTTAGTTGCAACAGCGCCTCCTAAAGCTACGCCAACCGGAACCAATGGATTAACTAATCCGCTTAATGCAGCTAAAGCTGTTGTTGCAGTTGCTGCTCCGGTTGTTACTGCTCCACCTATTTCTACAGCCTTCTTTTCCAGTTTTAATCGGTTAGATCGATTAACCCTGTTACCTGTAATAACTGCTTTCTTTTCCTGATAGGTTTTCGCATCTTCCATGTTCTTTTTTAGTTCACGGATTGATTCATTTCGTCCATAATGTTTTCTTCCAGCATCAGTAAGACTACCATCTTCATTCTGGTAACGTCTTATGCCCCATTTCATTCCGAGAATGCCATGATGAGACAATTCGTCGGAATACACAACTGTGTAATTCATTAGTATTCCTCCTTGCTACCAGAATATGTTTTCATTGCTTCAATAGCTTTAGCAAAGAGTTCTTCACTTCTCTGCTGAGATGCGATTGCATCTGTCTTTGCCTCGAGAAGCTTGTTCTCTTTCTTGAGCTTTTCCATCTCGAGTTGTTTTTCCATACTTCCAAGCTTAAGAAAGTGACAAACCTCTTGTGCAGAGGCTGTACCGTTAAGTAATCGCTCCTCTACAAGGTTCATTGAGAGTGCAATTAACTGTTTCTCTCTTGCATCAGGGTCAACTGCCCTGCGGATTGGATGTACTTCTTTTGGAGTCTCTTCGACTACTTTCTTTCTTCCCATGACAATTGACCTCCTTTCTATGTAGTTTGTTTTAGTAAAATATCCCCCCGGAGAAAAATCAAAG